TAATCAAGCCTCCATCTCTAAATCTCATCACTGCTTGTGTAGTGCTATCAACTAAATCGTCGTGATCTCCATATGGAAAAGCAGCACATTCTTCTATAACCTCTTGAGCAAACTCTCTGGCTTTCGGGGCGTATATCTTGCCCGACTCAAAAAGAGGGGCTACGGAGTTTACTCTTGCATGTTTATCGTTACCACGGCTAGGGGTAAAATCTGCAACAGGTATACCCATACGACGTAACTCAAATATCAAAGGTAACCCTGCAGCCTTTGCCTCCACTAAAACTGTTTCAGGTTTCCAATACATGTATTGATCGTATGCTATTCGTTTTAGTTCAGGGAACTCATACCGCCCTTTGATTGCATCTATTAGCATCAAACATTGTGGTGAGTCTTCATTCTCTCTAAACACACCCCATGTTGTAATTGCAGAATAATCCGCAGTTTGTTTTTTAAGAAATGCAGTATCGTAAGATTGTATAACATGCTCAAGTATTGGCATCTCTTCGCTCTCCCAATCCATCCACCATTCTCGTTTGATTAAAGCTCCTTCGTCCGAGGTTGGGTTTTGCATGTACTGTGCATTCCATTTATTTACTCCAGCAGATGCTTTTACAGCTTCAAGGTCCTCGAGCTTCCAATATTGAGGCCACATAGGTTCACCACTTGGCATAATTGCAGGGAACTCTATTACCTCCCATTGATCTGCTTTTTCTTCTTTCTGTGAGTTTAGTAACATCTGCGTTAAATCTTTTTTACTCCATCTTGTCATGACAAGAATAATTCTACCGCCTGGTTGTAAACGTTGTCTGGGTCCTGAAGTATACCACTCGTATGTTTTTTCAAATGCGTTGGGTGAGTTTATGTCTTGCTCTGAATGTGGATCATCGATGATGAGAAGATCAGCACCTCTCCCGGTTACCGCACCTTGGACACCGACTGCGAAATACTCACCACCTTTTGATGTGTTCCATCTTCCTGCAGCCTTTGAGTCTTCTTGTAATCTTGTTGTAAAAAGTTTTTGGTAAGGTTCACTATCAATTAAGTTTTTTGTTTTACGACCAAAGTTTACCGCTAGCTCTGCTGTGTGAGTTGCTTGAATTATTTTAAGCTCTGGATAATTACCTATCATCCATGCAGGTAGAAAGTAAGATGCAAACTCAGACTTTGTATGTCTTGGTGGCATATTAATAATTAACCTAGTCAATTCACCACTAGCTATCTTATTAAATTTTTCTGATACTTCTTTATGATGTTTACCTTCAATAAACTGTGGCCACATTCTTTTAACAAAGGTTAAAAAATCCTCTCTAGCAGCTGTAGCTTTTTGGTTTTCATAACCAGCTATTATGTTCTGTTTTAATCTTTCTCTTTCCTGAACATCAGGAATTTTATTGATCTGTTCTAAAGTTAGTTTCATATGGAACCAAAAAGTATTTTATAGGATAAATTATTCAAATCAAGCAATATAAGGGTATATGCTAGGATCCCTTTTGCATGTATGCGAAACAACAAAAATAAAAAATCCAAAAAACCAAAACGGTCTGGTACCTCTATGAGGGGGGAGAGATCGGGGTGGGCCCCGCCCACATGCTCTTATCTACATGTTGTGTTTTATTATTTTCTTGACACAAGATCTAGTTATGCAGTTTTTGCATAGGATAATCTGGGAGGTGCGACAATTATGTCCTATAATATCCTATAAAAATAAAATAAGCTTTTATTTATGAAAGGAAATAAAAATATGACTAAATCAAAAGAAACACTCAAGTCATTTGTAGGTGAGGTTGTCAACGAGATGATACACAACAATGACAATTGGGTAAAAATGTTTGGTGATGAAAATTTATTACCAGCGACTAACGCGGTCACAAAAAATAGATACAAAGGTATCAACTATTTTATGTTGGCTGCTACGACTAGAGACAAAGGCTATAAACAAAATGTTTGGGCTACTTATAAACAATGGGCAACAGTTGGCGCTCAAGTTGCTAAGGGCTCAGAGTCTACAACGATTATTTTTTATAAGCCGCCAATGTACAAAGACAAAAAAACTGGCAACATAATTATGGGTCAAGTTAACTACTCAGATCATGAAAGAGTAACGGGTCCAATAATGAGCGCGGCAAGCGTGTTCAATGTTGCTCAAGTTGATTTGTCTAATTCAAGTTACAAAGTAGAAGAGAAGACAAACACTCAATACTCAGTAGCTAACATTGACGAGTTTGTAAAAAATACTGGCGTTAAAATTATCTTTGAAGATGACACTAGCTGTTATTATCAAGAGTCAAAAGATTTGATTAACATGACGCCAAAAGCAAAATTTCATGACACTAGCGACGCGGATGCGACTCAGCATTACTACGCGACTCTATTTCATGAATTAACTCACGCGACTAAACATAAGTCTAGATTAGATAGAAGAAATCAATTTGAGGACGACTCTAGAAAATCTTACGCTTATGAAGAGTTAGTAGCTGAGTTGGGTTCAATAATGCTGTCACAACATTTTAATCAGACTAAGACAGTTAGAGAGAACCACGCTCAATACTTAAACAGTTGGATAAAAGCGCTACAAAAAGATTTTACTTTTTTGACTAGCGCCGCTCAAAAAGCATCAGCCGCTGTTGAGTATTATTTAAATCAACAATCAAAACAAAGGGCCGCGTAAGCGGCCCGAAAGGGATGACAATGGACCCGAATGAAATTGGAATAACTATAGCTATAGGAATAGTCATAGTTGTTGGAATTGCAGCTTGTACACTTACAATCTTGTACGGTATTGGCGCTATCTAAATAGGAACACGGGCCACGAACAGTGGCCCGTGTTTTTTTATTTTTTTTAAAAAAAGGGTGGGCCCCGCCCACATGCTCTTCTCTAGCTGGTGTTGCCTTTCGGCAACACCATTGCTTTTTTACAACTATGCAGATTTCTCTACATCGACAAAGGACTTGTAAAAAACTTGTTGAATTTTATATTGAGTATGCTGCCAAGCAAATCTCGGAGTCAATCGCTCAATCAAGTCCTTTGCATCTTTATATTTTTTAGCATCAACCATACTAGTAAAGCTTTCAACGACAACGATTTCAGTTCTACCATTGTCTTTATCTTCACTAATTCTCAATACTAAAAAACTTGAGTGTGTATTTTCCATCATAATTATTCCTCCTTTCATATTGACAATATAGGATTTCCTGGTAATAATGTCAAGTAGAAAGGACAAATAAAATGAAAATAAATGATGAAAGAATAAAAGATTGGGTTGAGAAATGCCCTGAACATGACCATGAATTATTACATAGTGATGATAATGGAATTGTTATGGTTGTTAGATTTAATAACACGGAGGAGGAAGATGAAAATAAATAACTTAATAAAAAAACTAAACGAGGAAAATGCTCCTCCAGATGGTTGGAAGGACGAAGATAAAGTTCAGCTTGAATGCCGTGCCAAGAAATGTAGCAGCACTCTCAGACCTGATTGGACATCGAAGCTTGACCCAAGATATTGTTTAGATTGTATGCCGTGGTAGATAAAATGTTAACTATTAAAGAAATTTTAGATGCATGGCAAAAAGTATACGGCGAGGAATTGCCTGTACTTTATTCTGGTTTTATAACGGAACTTGAAAAAACAATTATCAAAAAAAATAAAACTAAAAAATAATTATAAGTAAGCGCTGATTTTAAATCAGCGCTTATTTTTTTAGGGTGGGCCCCGCCCACATGCTCTTCCCTCCTAAGTTGTATATTATGTAGGGGTGCGACAATAATGTACTTGTAGGATATTCTGGGATATGCTATAGTGTATTTGTCTTTAAAAAGATGGCCAAACCTTGGGTCAAGACGAGGATATACATAGGAGTTTACTATGGGTGAGTATGCCACGCTTCGAGAGAAATGGTATGCGCAAAAGAGGTACGACTTGGGTAACAACAAGCCTTACTCTAACAGCGAGATAGCAAGGGACATAATATTAAAAGCCCTTTATCGAGCAGTTAGAATTGAGGACAAGGACACAAGTTGGGCGTCTTATAGCGATCCGTTTCTGCACGAAGTAGAGAATGATTGGGGCACCGCAAAAGCTAAAGCTGTGAGAAAATTGATGGTTAAATACATCTATCGAATTTTCGAAAAGTATCACACTAAAGGTTTTGATATGTCCGGTCATGAGATAGTAACTGAGGTATTCCACGAAGCAGAACCTCGTGGAGAAATGCCTTCGGCTTACTACGGTCCTGGCGGTTATAACGCAGATAACTACAAGGACTAATAAAATAGAAACCCAGGGGCGAGCAATCGCCCCTGCTGATCCCTGGTCTCGCATACGGAAGCGAATCGCTGGCTGTTAAGGTGTGAAAGATGCAGTCACGTACGGCGATAGGGCACGACAACGGGACCTGGGATCAGTAACACCCCAATAGCTATGGGTGGAGGAAACTCTAGAGAGTTACTGATCTGGGATCAGTGGGGACCCCAATTCTCTGCATAGTAAATATGCACAAGAGGGCCACTGATTCCTCCCCCCCCCTTTGGGTGGGCCCCGCCCACATGCTCTTCTCTCGGTGCGTCAGTATGTCCTATATTATCCTATAAGTAATAGTGTAGGATAATCCTATAACTAATAACAAAAGGAGTAGTTATGAAACCAATAAGAAGCAACGAGCTTGAATTCTTTAAAGAGTTAATTAGAGACAAGTTCAACGACAAAGAAAAGGCAGTTAGATCAGAAATCCATGTGGAAGCTGATAAGCTGTCTCAAAAAAACAAAGCGTCATTCCCTAAAGCGTGTGGCGTGGATAAGGAGTTGAAGATACTTAAAAAAGCAAATGATGAGTATTTAAACTTTGTAAGGTCTAAATCAATGGTAGAAGCAAAGCTGTTGCAGAAGGTCAGCGATATTGCTGAAGGTATCAGCAACAAGCTAGGTAGATTGTCTAAAACTAGACAATGGAATGAGAGCTTTGATAACTTCAACTGCAAGGAAGACGGCGTTGAATACTTTACCAATAAGCTAGATGATATATGTTTCCAAGAAGCAGAAGATCATATCAAGAAGGGTCATAAGATATATAACGCCCTTCAAGAGAAGCGTGATAATTGTAGAGTTATCATTCATACTGGTAGTGATATCAATAGCACGGTTAAGACGCTTCAAAAAGAAATGGGAACGGCAGATATACGACTTGCCATTCCTAACAACTTACTTCAAATAGCTTCAAACTAAACGACCAATGGCCCTCGCAAGAGGGCCATTCTTTTTTTGTTTTTTATTTTTTTTGGTGGGCCCCGCCCACAAGCACTAACCACAGGGAGGGCCCCGCCCACAAGCACAACCCACAGGCCGCAGGCATAGGGAGGGTCCCGCCCACATGCACGCCACACTACATGTTGTGTCAATCACTTTTTAGTTGAAAGTTTTTTTATTTTTTTTAATTTTTTATTTGACAGAACCTTGGATCTAGGATATTGTAGGACTGTATTGTTAAGTTAATCCACGGACACCTCTGGCAAACACTGACGTCGTTTCGAGCTTTTCCCGTCGATAAATTTGTCAAAGCTCGGGGTACCTGATCAGGGGTGGGCGTTCTAGTGCACGACTAGTCCAACCTCTGATCCCTGGTCTAATCAACCTCCGCGGAGGAGAGCAAGACATAGTGGGCTTGACAGGTTAGACCTGGGATCAGAATACTGATCGAGCAATGTGCTCAAGCGTGATAGAGTTACGGTGTAGTGCCACCTGCGAAACTCCTCGGCAAGTAGGTTATTAAAAACCACCGAAGGATTAATAGGAACAAAAATGCTCGGCAAATGGTGAACCCGAGGCTACACCTAGCGCTGTGCCCTATTTTAAATTTTCAAGGAACAAGCAACATGCGGAAAGGCCACAAGCCACAGGCGTAGGCATAGGGAGGGCCCCGCCCACAAGCGCGTGCACCGCGGTCCCTTCATAAAGTTTTATGCCAGAAGGCTCAAGGGCCTTTGGCAGGTATTTTACCATGATGAAACTGTTCTTTGGATGCCTAATATGGAACGATATTTGATGAGGTGATAGCCTCGGAAACTTACTCAAACTTACTTTTAATTCAACAGTAAAAAATTTATTATATTTGTTGTATCCCAACAGATCTGGTGTGCCATGAGCAGCAGAATTCTCAAGCCTAGTCCAGCTTATTTTACATTTATAGTCTTTAATTTGCTTCCAAAATTTAGACTCATTCTTAGGCATTTTTTAAAGTAATTTTCAGAGTAAGTGGTGTCCAAAATTATTCACTAATCTTCTTTATAACTTTACCCATACTCCAAGACTCCGCCTTAACTGTGAAGACTAATCTATGACTTTCACGGTGACCTATGATTTTATTTTCTAGCAACTGTAAAGAAGTTACATCATAAAATTTACCGTCAGGTAAACATACTTGTACCCTAGCATTTTGTGCAGAGGGTGACACCATCATCTTATCCAATACTTGACTTAATAACTTTCCATTCATTCTTACTTGCAATATATCCTATATTTTATATATTTCAACCATGGGAGTACCAAAAAGATTAACAGAAAAACAATTAAAGTTTGCCAATCTAATCATAGCTAACGAAGGTAGAAAGACAGCGACTGAGTGTGCAGTCTTAGCTGGTTATGATGAAGAGTCTGCTTATGTTAGAGCTTCAGAACTACAAAACCCTAAGAAGTATCCGCTTGTTGTAGAGTATATAGGTAAAAGAAGATCAGAGTTATTAAAGAAATACGACATAAGCTTTGATGGACATATGGTAGAGTTAGGTAAACTTAGAGATGAGTTTAGGGAAAACAAAGCCTGGACCGCAGCAGGTAATATGGAAGTTTCACGTGGAAAAGCTGCTGGATATTACAACAACCAACAAATACATTTACATAAACATGAAGGCTTATCGCAAGAAGAGATAGATGCAAAGGTTGTTGAAGCTTTGAAACACTATCAACCTATCATAGACAAAGATGCAGAGGTAGTTACAGACGAGTTATCTTCTTTACCCAAGCCCGAGGAATCATCGTCCGATCACCAAAAGTAATTCCATCATCATCCTTATCGTAACTTGCAAACATTTTAATTGAAGTCTTATCTTTGGAATACAACCAACCTTCATTAACAGGCATAGCTAACTTCATCTTATCAAATTCTTTATCAGTAGCCCAACCACTATCAGATACACAATCAACCCATTCAACTCGCACCTTTGGATAAGGTATGTCAAGAGTTGTTTGAGTGATAGCAGCTTTTCTTCTTTTCCTAGGCATACCTCGATATACCACCGTATAGAACTTTTCTCTAGGGACATTTTTACAAAAAATATTTTTCCATACGCGCGCCCCGGAAAAATTGTAACATTTGAAAAGTCAATAAATATGCGTATTGTAACACGTGTAACATGGTGATGTTACAATCTTATCTTAAATAAGTAGCCTATATCAATACTTATTTAACATTGTAACATATATAGAGCTGTAACATGGTTTTGAAAATAAAAATTTATTTTTTTATTTCTAGAGAAAAAGTCTATACAGACTTTTCGGTGTGGTATTGCCCAACTTTGGCCAACCATTTGTACATATATTGCCTAAATTCCTCATCAGATACCTCAAATTTTTGAAAGTATCCGTCTTTGCTGCACATTAGAATCACTCCAGATTGTATTCTAGTATGATATATATGGTTGTGAGCCATAGCATAGGCAGCCAATTGAACAAAGTAATCTTCTACCCACTCCCTACGTTTAGGCTTGTTTGTTTGCTTGAAGTCTATTATGCTTTCGCGTCCATTGTAAACACCTACTACATCTGTTTGTCCTGCGTATAAATCTGGATACCATACTGTGACCTCAGACCCCCATATTTCGTCCAGAGAGCCCTTTATACCATCATCGATCACCTTTTGGGCCATAGAGGTAGCCTCTTGCCCTACATCCGTTAAATCAGCGTGGTTTTGGCCCAGCAAATAGCGTTCTAAAAGGGTATGCATGGCTGTTCCACGGGCAGCCGCTTGGTCCATGGTCCTTTGTGCTTCTACCTCACCCACTTTAGCACGCCAATTGGCCAATGAATCTTGCTTCTCTTTTGATTGAGTCTGTGATATTATAGTTGTTACAGATGGTAACTTTTGATTATCTACTGCGTAGTGTCTTTGACCCATGACTAATTCTCTTTGACTCTTTGGGTAAGAGAATTGTTTATTCCATTTAAGAGTCCAACTATTTTTATTATATTCTTCTAAATCTTTATCTTCCATCATCTTTCATTACCTTATTAATTATATACCAAGCAATTATACCACCAATGATAATTGCAAACATACCAAGTATAAACATACCTAGCCCATGAAACAATGTCATTTCATCCTCTGTCGTTTAATTTTATAGTTAGCAATATTAATTACTTTAGCTTTTATTTTTTCTGTTCCAAGTTCAGAATAATGTTTAATTATTTTATTCATTTGTTCTAATTTTACATGAGCGTATGGTTGTAGTAGTAAACAAACATAGTAAGCATCTCTTAACTGGCATCTCCAACGCCACTGCTTCTTCCAACCAACTGTATAAGCTGTTTTATATTTCTTCTCCGTAACAGTTCCAACACCCAATAGATCATGTATCAATAACAATACAGACTTATCGGTCATCGCTACCTCCATTCTAACCGACCATGTAGGGTAGGGTTTTTTATTATGTGGGCGTTGACGCATGTATTGTTTGTACTGAATATGGCCTTCACCATCAAATAAACCTGCTATGTATGCAGCGTTGACATCACTTATCATTATAGAATTCTTTCAAGATAATTAACTTCTCTTCGGCGTTAGCAATTTTTTCAATTAACTTATCTACTTCATCAACGTGCTGTGGGTGTTCGCCTATACCAACGCTATTTTCAAAATAAATTTTTATAGTAGCATCGGCTTCAGATATCTGTGCGTTGTATTTATCTTCTAAAGCTTTCAACAATGCAGATCTCACACTCATTTTTTACCTGTCATCCAATATTTAATACGATCCACTCTAACTTTTACAGAACTCATATGGTCTTCTAGTTCTTTAATTCTTTTACCTGCTCTTCTACATGCATCCTGTAAAATTTTTTTCTGTTTTTCTAACTGTTCAATTTTGTAAGTTAGATCCAGAGGTCCCCGATCCTCGATCATAGTCTACTTCTCCCTGGTTGTTGCAAAATTCACAATCAGCCCACTGTTCTTCTCGGACTAATTCGTATGGCACTCTTACGAAGCCATTACCTCTACACACGGTACAGATTTTTTTACCGTCTTCTTTACCGTCAAGAGTTGCCATTTTTTGCCTTAGATATTTTACCATTCATCTTTGAAATTTTTTCATTAACTAAGATGTTAATAGTTTGAGCACGGGATAGTGTAGTGTTTGGCACTATAACCTTTCTCAACTTATCCACCTTAGAATATGTGTCCAAAGCTAGTGATACGTTTTTGTATTTGCTAAAGTCTGTCATTTGTTATAACCTTTCTATTTTCTTCATAATATAGGATATCCTATTATAATTACAAGGGAGTGTCAATGAAGTTTATTCTAACAATATTAATTTGTTCTCAAGTTGGGGGGACCTGCTTAGATCCATATAGGGTTGCTGAAAAATTTGATGATGGCTATGATTGCATGGTGGAGGGTTATAAAATGTCATTAGAAAAAACAAAAGAGATAGGCCGTGAAGACGTTAATAAACATAACATCTATATAAAGTTTGGCTGCTATGCAGAAAAAGTTTATGAAAAAGGTAAATTAACTTCTTATCAATTCCACATACAACCATAGAAGTCACCACTACCATCGTTCATTACATGAGCGTTGATAGGGTAATCAGCATAGGTCGTAAGCTTTAACCTTAGAATATCACAAAGATCAAATAGATTTATCTCAGTAACATACAACTTCATATCCAGTAACATTTGCTTTGTTACTGGAATGAGTTGATATACTCCGTCATTTAGGATTATTAATTCCATTACTCGTCTTTAAGAAACGGATTTTTTTTATCTTTTAAATATTGTCTAAGCAAAGCTTTGATCAACTTTGACTTAATAATACCACGATCTCCACAGTATTGATCTAATTCATCTTTAAGTTTTTTACCTAAACATAAACCCATTACCCCATACCGTGAAGCTTGCGAAGTTTTCTTTTTAAATTTTAAATCATCTTCGTCGATGTGCATGTATTCCTCCTTTCTATACCATTGTAGTTGTACTGGAAGTTGATGCCCCATTAGGAGTAGCAAACTTTCCAATTGTCGTCTTCTGAGGTTCTCTCTCATAAAGAGCAACAATTTTTTTTAGTAATTTAGTTTCTACTTGTAGAGAAAAAAGTTCTATCTCTTTGATATGTTTCTCTAACTTTTTAATCTCTGCTTCTTTAGAAGCAGTGTCATCTGATTCTTGATGCCACCAACCTTCATATTTTTGTCTTTCTTTTGTTTCCGCAGCTAATTGTTCTTTGAGCTTTAGATATTCTTGTTTATATTTCATAGTTATCCTTTCGTTAATACTATTTAATATAATATCCTATACTGAAATGTCAACCCCTATTGTGGTCTACCTTGACGGTGGTAGGGTTTATGTGATCTTTTCTTATGTTTATTTAATGATTTTGAGTGTCTTCTAGGACGTTTACGGGGCTTTGGTCTTGGTGTAAAATTTGTAAACTTACGCTTTGCCATGCTCCCTTAACCAATTTTTTTCTTCATCTGTAAGTCGTATATATCTTATACTACCATTAACGTGTTGTTTAGTATCTGCTCCACAGTTTGTGCATCTATAAAACTCTGTTACAATTGCAACTAAAATAGATTCTTCTTCACATTGATGACAATGACCAACCACTGTATCTATATTAGAAAAATTAAAACCTAACTTCTTCATACTAAATCTCTTGCTGAACCAAGTATCGGTTTGTATTTAGTTTTACCTTCTGATTTATAAGCGTGTAAGAATGATGCTCTTGGTTGGTCCGGTATCCAACTACAATGTATCCACCCGCTGTTAGGTTCACCCGGAGTATAGAACTCGAGGATGAGCTGATCTGGCTGAAGGTTGGATTTGATCCAATCAAAAAGTTCAGCGTTGTCTGTGCCTATTACTTCAAAGTCTGCGGCCTCGGCTTTGGCGTGCTGTGAATTTACAGAACTACCTATCGCTGCACATAATTCTGCGCTACGGTATCCGCTGGTAATTTTAACTCTGCCGAAGTGATCTCGCACCGGCTGTAAAATATTTTCACACAATGCTTTTAATTTTTCTATTTGATCTGCGTTTGGATTGTTATCAATACCTTTACGTATTGCTGTGTCTGATTTAGTAAGCTCTTGTAAGCTAAAGTTACGGGAAAGATTCATTTTAAATAAGTTGACTATGAGGTAACATTTGTTGTTTTATTTTTTTTCTATCATATGATTTTTTAGATTTTACCACACGTTGGTGATACCGTCTATCCTTTAATTCTTTTGCAATTTTGTTATTTTTTTTAGTCAAGGATTAATGAAAGAATTTTCTTCTCCCCCATGTATACTTCTATGTTTGCTTTAGATTGTAGGCATTTAAATACAACTCTATCTGTAGGGCTACGGTCCTTCATAGCATAACGCCTAGCTTTCATACAACTAGATAACGATTTGTGGTAACGATGCTCTATAATTTTATGATCTTGTATTAATAAAAGTGCAAAAACTAATTCAACCATCAATGCCCACTTCCATTTCTAATTAATTTTTCTACGTCTTCTGTAAGTTTTTTTGTTCTTTCTTGTAAGAATTCTATGTTAACTGCATTGTTTCTCATACTTTTTACTTCCTCATCTACGTCCTCTAATAATCCTGCGATATGTTCCACGAGCATGAAGAGCTCCGCC